GGGTAGGTTATGATTTATAATGATTCTGCCAGTCCCTATCGGGGCTATCCAGTTTCACTATATCCTCAAAACTTTTCCCTGGCGGCATCCCAGAGCTTTTAATGCCCGATTTCTGCTAGACCATCTCAATCTTTATAGGTCTTGTTCAGTAAGGATCTCAATCTTTATACCTGCACTGAACTAGTTAAAAGTATCAACCGGATGGAACGTGTCAATAGCTTTAACAAATTTATTTCATTCCTCGTTCAAGGGCTTCGACAAAGCTGACGTCAGATGGAACTTCCACCCCGCCACCTTTTGCCCCACCAGATGAAGGAATCGTAGATCGAAGCTCTTTAGTGAGCTTCTCCAACTCAGAAATGCGGGTCTGGGTCTTGGCCACATAATCTTGGAATACGTTCATAACCACAGGCATAGCTGCCGCATTAAAGGTCAACTTGGCTTTAGCCCGGGGGTCAAGTTCAGTATTCTCAATCTGCATGGCCTGCTGTTGAATGCTGTTAATGGTGTTGTTCCAGGCTTCATTTCCCTCGATAGGGCGCAATAGAGCATTTTCCTTTTGGAGGTTTTGCCACTCAGAATCATAGGCGGTTTTAACCTCCGATTCCATTCTCTGCTTGAAAGCTGTCGCCTCTTTTTGCTCTTCTGCTTGAAGCATCTGTAGTACGGTATTAACATCTTTAGTTAGAACTTCTCGTCTTTCGAATACTTTTTGGAGTTCCTCTGCCTTGCTTCGAATAGCTAAAGCATCTATCGGGTCGAATGCACTTGTAGCTTCTTTTAATAGGGCGCGACGTTTCGCTGAATCTGGCTCAACCATCGCGGAATAGATATTCCGGGGATCAACTCCCTCATAAAGCTTGCTGATCTCAGAAACCTCTTTCTGAATACCGTTAAGAGGCTCAGTAACGGCCTGTTTGTATTCCCTGGTAGACTCCAACCTGGAGAACTTCAACTCATTCTCATACTCATCTCGCTCCTGTTTGAGAGTGTTTAACTGATTCTGAAAGTCAACTTGCTCCACCGAATTAATGGGGGCATCAGAAACTTTTCCTTCCATTTCTTTTAACTTTGTACGAGCTTCGCGCAAATCTTTGGTCAAGCGGGCCCAAGCTGTCTGAGCCTCCGGCTTAAGATTTTCTGGAGCTTTAATATCTGGCTCATCGGAAACAGCCTCTGTTTTTGTGACTTCTTCCTGTCCGGTCATCCGCTTGGTCAAAATATCCAAAGGATTGGTTGTGGTGGAAGCGTCCGTCTTGGCGACTTCAAGGGATGTTGTAGTTTCAGCGGGAGCTGTTACAGCGGTTGCAACAGGAGCCTCTGCTACTGGGGCTTTATTTAGAGCTTCAAATCCGGCATCAAATGCATCGGCAAAATTAATATTGTCCGATCCTGTTGCTGTGGGTTCTGCGGTCGCTGTTTCACTCATAGTTTATTTTCCTTATTACTGATTTGTTTCTTCTATTTTGGTTTCCCAAGGTTCTGGCAAGTTTGAAGGCTCACCGGGTTCTTCTGACAGAGTTGACAGTACACGTATTACCTCGAAATAACCCTCTCGTCGGGCGTTTAGGGTTGCGTTCCAGTCAATAAAATCGACATTCGGAGGGGGAAGCGTTGCAGATGGAATGCCTAAATTTAATAGGACTTGTATCAGAGATTCACCGGCCTCTGATTTATGGAAAGCTTTCCAAGCGTTCTTAAGATCGGCTCGTTTATTCCAATCGGTTAACATCATGCTTTTGTCGCGTTGGGGGTACTCATCGCAGCACGAAGATTAGCTGCGCCTTGCGCATCTTGTAAAGCTAATTTTTGCTTTAATTCCGCTTCTTTGAAGCGCGCATCAAGCTGTGCTCTCTCCTGTTTAAGCTGCATGTCTAGTTGATGCTCCTGCATTTTCATCTGCATTTGGGGTGAGATACCCTGTACTTGACCTTGCTCTAAAGCGGCTTGCTGTTGTTGTTCGTTGGCGACTCGGATATCCTGCTCGACATCCCTCTGTAAATTCACAACGGCTTCACGTAAAAGATTCATGGCGAGCTTAGCTTGACCGATTTCCTGTTGTTTTGTTTTGTCATCGACAATCCTGACTAGGTGCTCATTCGAGTGCTCGTATATCATGGTGAGGAACATCATGGTCGCTTGCTTGTCCTGAATCTGGTTATTCTGAACAGCCTGAACAATGGGCTGAGTCTCTTTCAAATGAACGGTCAAATGAATCGCATGGTTTTCATTAGGCATTACTGTTACTTGTCTGCCAGCTTGCATCGAACCATTTTCAAGTTCTGCAATCTTGGCATCGGCAGGAATACGATTCTTAACATTCGGATTGGGTAGATAGCGGTCAACCTGATCGTAACCAACACGGGCGGCCACACGATCACGAATTGCATTGATCTGACCAAGCTCATCGAATCTGGGCAGCATCTGCATGAACTCGTTAAAAGCGGACAAGCGGGCTGCGGGGGATCCAAGTCCAACTGCTTTTACAGCGTCAACATCATAAACAGCTTTAACTGCGTCCCAAGGAACACCGCGTTCCTCAAGCCTGCTACGGAATTTTTTGGCTTCAGCAGATCCTTCTTCCCCGGGGACCCATGTATCACGCTGGATCCTTCTGAACTGCTCGCGGAGCAAACGTCCCCAAGGGACATAAAACAAGTTCATGGAGTTCGTGGTAAGGATTGCTTCGTTGGCTACCTGAGCCTCTACTTCGGTCGCCGTGCGGGGATTTCCAGAGAGGGAATTCATCTGGGTGCGGTAAGATCCAGTATTGCTTTGGCGAACCATCGCCATTTCGTTTACAATGGGCTGAACATTTGCGGCCAAATTCGGATACTGCGTCTGGACAACATTCAATCCCGGGGGAAGGAATGAGAGAGGTCCAGAATAAGCCATCGTCATCTTGGATACATCTTCGGCGCTCTGAGGTTGTAATAGTACTGAGGTCTGTAACATGGCTCCGTCTGCCATGGCGCAACGCAAACGATTAGTCATCTGAATGTGCGGGAAAATCTTATAACCTAGACCACGAATCGAATGATAAAGACCATTACCAACCCCGTAGGTAAAGATATGGAAAGCTTCTGAAGCAGACTTAAATCTATTGAGTTTTTTGAACAGGAAATCACCGGAACCGTCGCGAAGTCCAATGGCGTGAGAGTAAGTCCCATCGAATTCCCTTACGTAATAGTGAACGACGTGAACTTCTTTTGCTCGGACGTGTGCAAAATAAAGGTCGTTCGACTTTAACTGTCTTTGCAGTTCTTCCCAGTTAAGACCGTCGGTAGGAAAGGTTGTGGTGGCATTGCGGATCGCGGTCCTTACTGCGTCCACATTCCAACCGGCTTGTTCTGCAATCTTTGGGTTCTCAATATATTGATAAAGTTCGTGAACCAAATAGATCCTGCGGATAGCGGCGAACTCTACTTTGTCTTCCGTAGCGGGAGTTCCGCGGGGGATGAAAAAATCTCCGATTGGGCAAACGGTCCACTGCCAGTTTCGCTCATCTTCAAAGTAAGCGATGCCTAGACCTTGAGATACAAAATAATAGGAAAGCAACTGCTGTTTAAAATAAAAGCTTGGCCAATCCTTTGTCACAAGACGTGTGAATTCTTCTGCGATTATAGACGCATACTCTTCACGCTGGCTTTCATCGCCAAATCTGGTTCTGATATTAACAAGGCGGTCAACGGAAGTAACCAAATCATTGTATGACGTTAGGGCTTTTTCAAGATCTGCCCCGGCTTCACCAAAGTTCAGATTAGCTCTGTAACTTTGACCGAGCCTACGCAGGACAACAGGATCATAAGGAGCGGCCCCGTCAAACATGTCCATAATGCGGGCGCGATCGCGGGCTCCCTGTTCGTCCGCCAAGTATAACTGTTGATATATGGAGTAAAGTCCGCTCTGGTCAGTAATTCTAGTTTTTGGTGCTTTTCCGTTTTCGGATAGCGTTTTGAGGTCATCGTCAGGAACGGAATTCGTATTATATTTGGGTTCCACAAGTCCGACTAGTATGGGGGAAGCTAATATTCCTGTCAATCATCCTTTTTAGGAATTCAAAAAGGAGGATTCGGATACGGCTTCGTCCAGCTTCTTAGCTTGCGCCTGCCAGGATGAACGAAGTTTACCCCCAACAAGAGACCCGGCTGTTATGCCCAGCTTCTGCCTAGCTAGATCGAGGCCAAGAAAGAATGCATCGGCCAAATCGGGGGACTTGCCGAGGCGCAATTTGTAGTCTCTCTTAGGTTCAACGGTCACCTTCCCGCCAGAGGTAGTATTGTATTTCCTGCCCGTCATCTCCTTCGCTAGATCTGGCACAACTCCCCTCAACTGCCCCGATCTCATATACTCCACCCCAGAAAACCAAAGCTCTGTAACTCGATTGGTATACTTATCTAGGCCGCGAATGGGGTTAGTTACACTTACGGGGAGTGTTGAAGCTTTTTCACCGAACTTGATTCGCAAGATTCGATTCGACCATATTTCGGATAAAATGTCGCAAAACGGATCTCCGGCGCCGGTGGCATCGACTGCCAGTCTTTCGGGCGGCACCCCGGACTCTTGGCAGACTCGCATGACTTCTTTAGCAATCTGGAAGTTGCGGGGCTCTGCTTTAGTTACGTCTTCACGAAGATTGTGGAACTTATGTAAAGCAACCGCCGGACCCGACTCTTCGGTTTGGCCGTACTTGAGAACAGCCAATACTGATCTATCTCCACCGTTTGTAAACGCAGGATCAAACCCAGCTAAGTACAAGGGCGGGGTCGCCCATCTTGGCTCTTTAGTTACATCATACTTTCTGAAGTCGGCCTCTGAATAGATACCTTCCTCTGCTCCAACTGGGGCTGGGAAACTCCGGATAAAACGCCAAAAAGAAAGAGAGTTCTCTCCCTCATTATCCATAGCGTACTTAACTTGCTTTGATGTTAATAAAAAAGGCCACTTATCGTCATGCTCAATGTTGGGTGTTTTCAGCCCGTCTAAGTGAATGCACTTACCGGTTTTTGTCTCCCACTCGCTAGCATCCACATTTACAGAATTCCATCCATCTTTGGGGGTAGAAAAAACGCCGAAAGGATCATATTGAGAGTTAAAATTACCCAGAGCAACGCACTGAAACTGGGGGTTGGAATTGAGATTATTGATGGCCTCAAATACGGAATTGGTCACATCGGTGGCTTCGTCGATGATTAAGAATACTCGCTTGTTCTTTAGCCCAATTAGTTTTGCAGTAGCTTCCTTCTCTTTATCCGGACTTGATGGAACAAGAGTTATGGAGGAACGATCTGAGGCTTCGTTGGATTCTGATATATCGAGAACGATCTTACCCATTGAGTCTACCAATTTCCCTGGAAGTCCCGGGACTTGCATGTACCTCTCACGTACAGACCCCCATAGTCGTTTTCTAGCCTCCCGAACACTTGTTGTTGTAACTAAGACTAGCGTTTCATGAGGAGCGCAAAGCCAATTAACTAGGCCCCACATAGCCATCGTTGATGTTTTCGCCGAAGACTTGGGCCCAGAAATAGCCAGATAAGTTTCTTCGCAAGCTCGTTCAATCATCCATTCAGCCCAAGGATGCCAATGAAAACCATTCTTATGTTTTGTTTTATGGTATGGCCATAGGATATTTACAACGTTCTTAAAGTGCTGGGCTTTTCCCAATCCTCCGTCCTCCGGCTTCAACCCCGTCTTAAAGGCTAATAACTCTATATCGAGATCTCCGGCCCCCTCAGGCCAAGACTTTCCATATTTTTCTATAGGCAAGGTACTAATCTGCATATTCGATTGACAGATGTCAATTTAAGTTCACTCTGATCGCCACGATGAAAAGACAAATAGGAAAATCAAATTATGAACAGCTGCACAAAAGGAAAAGTTGGAGAGCGTGAATGGCGAGATGTCCTCAAGGCGGAAGGCTACGAGGCGAGGCGCGGAAGGCAATTTTCGGGCAGCCCCGAGTCGCCAGACGTTATCTCGAACCTCCCTTTTCACTTTGAGGTCAAGCGGGTTGAGGCCCTCAACATTAATAAAGCTATGGAACAGGCCAAGCGCGACAGTGGCAAGAGTGTGCCAGTGGTGGCCCATAGAAAAAACAAGTGCGACTGGCTTGTTACGATGGTTGCAAAAGACTGGCTTGAACTAGTACGTGAAAAACACGCAGAAGCATGTGCAATTGCGCCCGTGGCAGGAGCAGTCCAAAAGCACTTTACTTCGGGCAATTCAGAATCACTCAGTAGCTCTTGATTCTTCAGATACGGGAACTGGTAAAACTTACACAGCTTGTGCAGTAGCTAAAGAGCTTAAACTAGAATTCGCTATCATAGCCCCCAAGATTGTTCTTCCAGCTTGGAAGGCTTGTTGTGCTGCTTTCGGAATCAAACCTAAGTTTATACTTAACTACGAAAAACTAAGGACTGGGAATACTGAACACATAAAGAAGCTCGCGAATAAGCAATGGAACTGGAAGCATAAAGGGAAAGACTTCTTGTATATCTTCGATGAAGTTCATCGTTGTAAAAGCTATAAGTCACAAAATGGAGCTATGCTAGAGGCCGCGGTTGGGGCAAATGTTCTTATGCTATCGGCTACTGCCGCTGGAAGTCCCCTAGATATGAGG